GGATTTAGCATGGAAAATATCTGCAGACCGTATGGCCGGAAAGGTAGACGAACTGGAAGCAGTAAAACAGGCAGCAAGAAAAAGGCTGGATACAGAATCAGGAGTATATAATATCTATTCTGAATCTTACGGCCTGAAAACATTGGACTTAATCGGCAAAGAGGTTATATATGCTGTCAGCACTCTGAAAAGACGTATTACAGAGTCTCTTCTAAAAGATGACAGAATTACGGCTGTATCTGATTTTACGCAGGAGCTGAACGGTAAGAAAATCACATTAACGTTTACCGTGTCGAGTGTATATGGGGATTTTGATTTAATAAAGAAGGTGAAAATATGATAGGTGAGCATTTAGACAACTATACCTTTGATTATTTACTGCAGCTTGGCCTTTCTACAGCTCCTGATACGATGGACAAACGAGAAGGCAGTCCGTTGTATGATGCAGTGGCCAGTACCGCCAAGCTGATAGAACAAGGCTTTAAAGAGATGAGGCAGTTATATATAGATACTTTTGCACAGTCTGCAGGGGGGGAAGCCTTAGAACTTCGTACAGCAGAAAATGGAGTAAATAAGGGAGGAGCTACTGCAGCAGTACGGAAGGGAATCTTTATTGGCAACAACGACAATCCTTATACTTTACCCATTGGTGCAAGGTTCACAGCCATGGGCGAACAGGCCATAAATTATGTTGTAACGGAAGAAATCATGCAAGGAACTTATAACCTCACATGTGAAGAGGTTGGGACTGTAGGTAATGAATATATTGGTGCAATCCTACCTATTGAGGTTAGAAATGGGCTTAAGACTGCAACTTTAACGGATATTATTGTACCGGGAGAAGAGGCAGAGACAGATGAGCACCTGCGCACAAGATATTTTGATGAGAAAAACAGCAAAAAGTTTGGAGGAAATGTTGACCAGTACAGAGAGTGGGTAACGGAGCAGGATGGTGTAGGAGCGTGCCAGATTTATCCCGTATGGGATGGTGGAGGTACTGTTAAAATTTCGTTCGTGGATAGTACATACAACGCTGCATCGGCAGCTCACATTGAAATTATACAACAACTGATTGACCCCACAAAAGACGGCCAGGGGCTTGGCATTGCACCGATAGACCATATT